TGTCTAGATAGCCAAGAAAAGAATACTAAGGTCATAACCAAATCATCATGTTGACCTTCTTCTGCTTTATATGTATTAGATCGAGAAATGAATGACATCAATTCTTGAATAATTCTATCATCATTTAATAAAAGTTTATCTTCTTCCACCAAACGTTTTAATATTGCACATCCGAGCTTTTTGGTTTGTGCAGTGGTGCGAATTCCCATTTCATTTTTTCCAACTCCACCAAATCCCTGAGATAGAACCTGACCCTTTCTACCCAAAACTTTAGTCATCAATAAATTTTCATAGCCAAGTTCATTATACAATACATGGGATACCTGGGCACCAAGATCATTTGTTTCAATTAATACATAAGCATTGTTGTATTTTTCACCAGCAGATTTTATCAATTGAGGAAAATTAAAAGGACTTATGGTATTGTTTTTATATGTAGCAACAACTTTATATGGGCTTTCAGACCCTTCTATAACCGAAAATGCTGAATAATCAGCACCCTGTCCTCTTGATACATCTGCTTGTAAAAAGTATATTTTATCTTTTATAGGTTCTTCAAAAATTCGTAAACCTTCTGCATTTTCAGATAAAAATTCTTCTGCGGCTAATAAATTTAATTTTGTTGATGAAATGAGTGTATTAGAAGATCCTAAGAAACTACAACCATATTCCTGGTTAAACTGTTCTTGGCTTGTGTTTGCAATCTGCTCTTCTGCCCATTCAGCATTTCTTCGTGGTCCACCTGGAGTGATAGGAACCTGAGTCCAATCAACTTCAATAGGTACAAATCTATTTTTAAGTTTATGACCAACTGGGCGGTTAGCATCCACCCAAAGTTTATGAAAATGGTTCATACCATTTGGAGTAGAAACAATTATTAATTTGGTAGTTAAACCAGCTGAAATGGTCGGATATGTGGAAGAATAGAATTCTTCTGCAATATGTGAAGGTAAGAAGGCATACTCATCTAACAACAATAGGTTATACGAGCCACCACGGATCGCTGAAGACGATGTTGCATCACAAACCACTCTAGACCCGTTTTCTAATTTAAAACTCGTCTTGTTCCATTCTACTACGCCTTGTTGTAGAAAATGTGGTAGATTTTCATAGGCTAATTGAAGTTTGGCAAACAATTCATCTTTTGCTGTCTTTAATTTATTGGCTAGAATAGCACAACTGACAGACTGATTAAATGTAACGTAATGAGCAATATAACCAATAACTGAAGTTGATTTACCGGACTGGCGAGGCCATTTAGATATAGTGAATCTATTATCGTGAATAGATTGTATAAATTCTTCTTGATAGTCATACAATTTAAAAGGCATAATACCTTTGTCAAGTGTTTTAACTTTTACATATTTGGTACAAAAATATACAGGGTCCTTAGCACACTTTATATATTCGTCTAATTGCTCTTTGGTATATTGTAATTCTATACCAGGAGGTTTTAGTTTTGGGTTATTTCTATACCCTTGATTTTTATTATTTAAGCTCATCTTTATTTACTATTTCAGCTTCTATAATTTTTTCAGTACTTCGATCTTTATTTAATAAATTTTGAAGATCTTTTGTTGAACCAACAAATACTGAATTATTAGTTTGATTCACTTGAACTTTTTGTGAAGTAGTATCTTTAGCTTTTTTATGTATATCTAACATATTATTATTTAAATCAGACATAGTTTTAAGTAAAATTGCAACAACTTCAAATGCACGTGGAGAATCTGATTCAGTTGCAACTTTAAGAGCACTTTCAAGTGCTATAGTACCAGAACCCAATAAATCTTTATAATTAGACTGTGCTAATTCATAATCCTTTTGAAAATTATTATTATCAAAAGTACCACCAGTAGTATTCTTTTCTACTATTGGTTTTTCCGAAGGTTCGGAAACATTAAAAAAATTAGACAAATTTTTATTTATATTCATAACAACTAACTAATATTAATTATAATCAAAATCAAAAGTTATTCCAGGTGCATCAACACTAGTAATTACATTCTTTGTCTCAACACTACCAAAGATATATGATTTTGCAACAAAACTAAAACTTGAAATATTTACTCTACGGTTTCCAAAATCACCATCATATCGTTCACTTATATTATTACTTAGCATAGTTATAGGAATCCGAACATCACTTTGTGCACTATTCATGTCAATTGTTATAATATGATCTGGATTAAAATATGGAATAATTTGTTCTACAATTTGTAAAGTATCATTTAAATGACGGGTATAGACAAATAATGAAAAAGAAACATTTACCGGTACTTCTTGTGATATAATACCAGCAGTAGACCCGGTACAGTTACCAGCTGTGCCAGCCATAGTTTTAGTATTATTAGATTTATTTCTTCTTCTAGATGGGTCAGTGGTAACCGAGGACATCATGTAACTTAGTCTAGGAAGTTGATTTTCAATACGTGTACCATCATTTATTGAAGAAGTTTCTAACAATCTTCTAATAAATTTTTCTTGAGGAGCATATGTAATTGGAACACGAATTGTCAATGGAGTATTAGCATCATCAGGATTAGTATGTTGTACCTCAATGTTACTGAATAATGAACCAAAACCAACTACAAGTTTTCTTAAATTTTGATTATAAAAGTAATTAAACATTTATGTTCCTATTAGCATGGCTCATTTTTATTAACATCAAATAATTCAGCTTCATCATCTATAACATCATTTATTCCAGCAGTTGTACCTAGAATATTATTGCGAGGAATTATTACACCACCAGATAGACCCTTAGTAACTGTAGATACGCTATCGATATATGAAATATTTGTATTGATCTTTTCGTAGCTATAAGTGAACAGTTCAGCTGTTATATAATACGAATATAGTTTTCCTAATGGGTAGAATGGATTTTCATGTTCTACAAAATTTATTTCAAATAGAGATTTTGATGCAGGAAAGTATATAAGGTCTCCTTCACGTGGTCTAGTTATTGTTATATCATTAAGAGTAACTTCTTCACTAAACCGTTTTCTTGCAAATACTAATGTAACTTTATCTTTAATTTCAATTCCAAATTGAGATATGATATCTGTACCTTCAAATCCTTTATAAGATTGTAAATACATCTCCAGTGTATATGTTTTAGTAAACGATGAAGCTGGATTTTCACCAAATATTTTATCTATATTCAGATACTGTCTAGGAACATATAGACAGTCTTGACCAGTCGCTTTTATGATCTCAATTGTCATATCTTCAACAAGATTTTGTTCATTCCCGTAATTATAAAAATAAGGATTGACAGCCATTTTTATCCTATCATTGGGTCCACAGGTAGTTCCTGTGTTTTTAGGAGGGTAAGTTCAATTTCCCTAAGTTCTGATCCAGCTTCATTTAATATTGCTGCAGCATTTAACATAGCTCCACCAGGTAAAGGAACACCTGAGAATTTAATTAAATTTTGACCCCATTGTTTCTTTAATAGTGCAGTATAATATCTTTTAAATATTCTGTCATTCCAAACTTTTTGATACTTATCTGGATCAATCTGAACATAAGCTTCAACCATCAAGTATTTTCCATTTGCTAGAGTAGAATAATCGGTATCCAAAAATAAAGTATCTGTTGTACGTGTGTATGTGTAAGACGCAGGATAATTAAAGACATCATTTATCAGCTTAACATAACTCATGGCTTCCATATATGTTGCCATAGGTCCAGATGGAGTAGCTGATTGGCTATTATATAGACCAAAGAAATCAAATAAAGTCATTTGATATCTCAAATCAAACATATAATCACCAACTTGACTAGTTGGTGTAAAAACTTTAGTTATTGTTCTTATATCTGTTGCAGCAGGCCAATATCCAGTAGAACCATCTTCATTAGTTTTTATTTTGGCACCCAATGCATTTCCAAAAGTAGTAGTATTAAAAGATTTGGCAGCAATATCTTGGGGAGTTATAGGATATACGTAAAGTGCTCGTTGATTGAAGTCAAAATGACGTTCAAACATGTATTCTAAGGCTTCATCTAATCTATCTTCAGCTTGTTGGGGATCTATATTGATCTGTAATACAGGAGCTCCAAGAGATCTAAAACAATAGTTGATAAATTCTTGTCTTGTAGTTGGTTTCGCCATTATACAAATATTTATGAATTCTCTATAATTTTATTTACTTCAGCTATTATATTTTCTTTTTCTTCAGATCTACCAACAGTTACCTGGATTAAATCCAATAGTTCTGGGTCAAAATTTTCAATTTGTTCTTTTCTTTCTGGGGAAAGATTTGAATTTGGATCGTAATTAGTAAACCCAGGTAATTGTAGTGGGCAATTTAAACTAGGATAATCTAATTTAGCATATTCTCCATTAGATTTTATTAACCAAGTATTAGTATTATCACCACAACCACATCCACCACAATAGAAATATTCAGAATTTTTACTTTTTCTTAAATTGTGACACGGAGATATATCCCCGTACCCAAAACAAGAAACTGTTCTAATTTTTTTAGTTATTAAATCAGTTTTATTATTTGTTAAACCACGACTAGCTAAAGCCATAGCTAATGAGACCATTTTTTTAAACATTTTTATACACTTTCATAAACTACAGTCATTCCTGCGGGAATAACATGTTCAGACAAAAATACTTTGTGCTTATCTAAGACATTAGCTTTTATATTTACTACTCCCGGAGCAGAAGTATACACTTGAGTTGTTGAGTAAGGCATATCTAATAAAGATGTCAAAACATATTTAATAGCCTTATTGGTTCCCTTTATATCAAAATAAGAACCTTGTACTTGAATAGAGAATCTTCTTATATTTGGTAATATATCAGATAAATTATCACTTGAAAAATCAGCACTAGGAAAATAACTTTCTGCAATACCTTGCAAAAGTTTATCATCGATACTAATCCCACAACGAATATTTTCCCAGTCTAATTGAGCACCATATCCATATTTAAGACTAAAAAGCCATCTAAGATAATTTTTAAATAATGGAATAACTAATACATTATCTGTATTATTATCATATTCTTTAATAATCCATGAAGGAAATAACGACTTTATAGTAAGTTTATCACCAAACCAATAGTCTCCTTGAATATTGCGAAATTCAGATCCATAGTAATTACTAACAATATCAACAAATTTATTAACTTTGACTTCTAAAGATACTGGAAGATGGTGGAATAATAAAATCATAAAGTGTAATTAATTGATATTCCAGCAGGACCTGTCGATGATAAAAATGTTAATAATGAAG